TTTTCATATCAACTATTCCTGTAAATAAATTCTAATGCCCTATCTGCCTCTACTATTAATGGGCGGTTCTCATACCAATTGCCTGTTTCACGGTCAAACTCACGACATAGATCTGCAATCTGTGTTGCAGTAATAGGATACCCCTTCGCATAAGCATTACCCGCAATGGATATCATTATCTTATACATCTTAAAATACCAACCAGTTTCATTGATTGTTTGGTACTCAACACCTAACCGTTTAGGCCAAAACGGACAGTCGCGGTATGACGACCATCTGTAGTCGGTGTTATTTAGACTATTCTTACGATGTTGAATTACCGCACTCTGCATCTCTGGTGGTAGTCTATCTAAAAAAGTGTTACCCGTTCTTTCATGGTATGGATGTTTCGCAATCAACTCAGAAACATTAAGAGGATCACCTTGATTTGTGATGAAGAAACTTTCGGCGTTTGGATACTGCGCTGGAACATAGTACATCCGAGCGAGATCTTTAGTTTGAGGATCTCCTATATCACCAAGTTCAGTATTGAGAGCATACCAAAATGCTCTGATACGGTCATTTTCAATAGTTTCATCTAGTCTAAAGACAATTCTAAATTTGAGATGGTCGTCTCGACTTGATGCAGTGTTGTACACAACGTAGTCGTACCTGCCGAAGGTTTCATACAGCTGTTCATTAAGGACTCGTACATCACTAGAGAAACTGTGATCATCAACATCAACGCAACACCAGCCACCCCAATAGTTAGTAGATTTATTACTGCGAGTCGTACCCACTTCGAAAACAGCAGGACTAATAAGAGGACTAGAATTATTTCCACCTTTCTCTCCTTTCTCTTTATACATGTTCTTCAATGTTTTGACAAACTTATCCCACTCATCCAGCACCATATGACGATGAGTCTTATTATCAAACTGATTCTTGAAGATAGTTAATTCATAATTCATGCAAGCATTATACCATAATCATTAATGACTGTCAACCGAAGAAGTCCTCTAGTGATGCCTGTGGTTCTGCTGTCCAACCAACCGCGTCGAGAATCGGCTCTAGAGGATCTAGGAAAGTCTTCTCAAACATGATATCGTAATCTACAAATTGGTGCAGTCCTAACTCTTCCGGAAGATTGAGCGGATATGAAATCACGTTTTCTCCCAGACGATTAGGAACTTTTAGGTAGACAAACTTAATCTTCTCACCCGTCTTGACTGTCTCATACTGCATATCAAGTTTCTTTTGTTTGATCGCGTTGTTATAGCATAATGCGCCGCGCACATGTATGGGGGTACTCTTCTTGTAGATAGTCTTACGATCTTTCCACTTATCAAGATTAGACACACCGCGAGGAAACGACACATCTTCGGGCGGTAAGGTCTTGAAATGGGACTTAAAGTCCGAAATGTACCGTTGTGTGTCTAATTCGGTACCTTCTACGATGACGCGGAATATCTCTTTCATCTTATCACGAACGACCTGTGGAGTCGATGACTTGATTGCCTCAATACCCATCATTTTTAGTTTGGGTTCCGAAAACTGTACTCCCTCCGAATTTATTACGTTGCACAAGTATCTCTTCTTGGCCATCCAGATACCACGATCCGCGATAATCTCTCGTTCCATCTCCATACGATTTTCATATGCACCAGTCACCTTAGCCATATCCGCGTAAGATGTTTTCAAAACTTTCTCGAAGTGTTCTGCGCAAATCTTGTCTAGAAACTTTACTGGATTGTTAGGAGCAAACTTGTCAACAAGGCCCCCCATCCTAATATAAACAGAGTCCGTATCAATGGCCACCACATAGTCTTCTTCAGTTTCGAGTATTTTTTGCATTTCATTATTAACGGCCCTCTCTGCCCACTTAATTGCAAGTTGTCCCGCAAGGGTAATAGATTCTGCGACACGTTGATCGAAGTATCTAAACCAGCGATTACCCAGCGCACCATAGAGTGAGTTCATCAAGATTTTAATTGCCATCTGCTGGTTATCCAAAGATGAAATCTTATATGCCAGACCATTGGTCGGAGTGTCTTGATATTGCTGCTGCAACTTTAACATCTGGTTTTTGATGATCTTACGTTCAGCATAGTATTGTTTAATTACTGTAGGAATAACTCCCTCACGGTCATGAGAGAATCTGACACCTGTAGGGGCAATAGAATGACAGAGTTTAGAATAATCAAAGTCGTCAGTATACATGCTGCCGTCTAGTATTTTATCTACAGACATATTAGGCACAATACCATCCAGAACAGTCTCAGGCGACATGTTGTATTGCACAATGATATTCGGATAAAGTGATGCAAGGTCGAATGACGTAACCCAATCATGAGAACCTACCTGTGGTTCTTTAACATAACCGCCGGGATATGATGTTTTGGGTTTGTCTTTCTTGGGAGGCACTACGATGTTCTGCTTGTTCAACATGCGATAAATGATCGAGTCCCAGATATTCGTGGTACCCAAGGTATCCCCGTAGTTAACCCCACCGCGATATGCCATGGTTAGTACCAGAGAAATAAGATCTAGTTTCTCATCGATTCTATGGACTAACTCCACGTCCTTCACGTTATAGTCAATGAACTTCTGATAGTCCTCTTTGTACAGAGTGTGCAGATTGCCGTGTTCCGCATAAGAGAGTTTACGTTCTTCCAACACCACATAGGCAATATGATCTAGTCGATAGGATTCTTGCCGACCCAAGGTATTCAGGGTAAACTTTTGAAACACCTCAAGGTAATCTAGATGTTCGACACCCTCAATGATGTATTCTTGATTAGGGCGACCATTGATAGTCACGTTGCGTTCGCGGACCGCACCCCAAGGTGAAAGACGTTTTAATAACGTGTCGTCACCAAACAGTTTGTAACAGCGATTGACAATGTATGGAATATCAAAGAATCGGGTGTTCCATCCGGTAATGACATCGGGGGCATAATGTTGGAAGTGATCTACAAACTTTCGGATTAGATCAATCTCATTATCACACTTGATAAACAGAACGTCCTCACGCGTGGGTGTGTAATCATTAAGACCCCAAACCCAATAGTTGCCGTCATTCTTACGAATCGCAATTGAGATGATAGGATGGGCCGCATCTTTTGGTTCGGGGAATCCCGCATCAGATGCAACCTCAATATCGATATTGAGAACGCGAACTAGTTCACGGTCGAACGATATATTGTCTGGAAACTCTTGAGCAAGATACTGTGCGCAATAGTTGTTGTTTCCATATACTTCAAAGTTAGATACGTCTGCATATCGTTTCAAGAAGTCTGTCGCATCGGACATAGAATCCATCTGGCACTCTACGACGGACTGGCCATCTAGAGTTTTCCAATCGGACGGAGTGTCGCCTACGATATAAAGGTTGGGTTTGAATTGAACACGTTTCTTGACTTGCTGTCCGTTCACGTATCCACGATAAAGTATGTTGCTGCCCATACGCAGCACGTTGGTATAAAATTTTGTCATGCAGCCATTATACAGAATTCAGGGGGGTGTGTCAATCAATTACCTTAAAAAATTTGTGTCGAGTCCACGGTTGTTCTTGCTTCTTATCTGAGTACCCATGATGGTCCTGAGTTACCGCAAGACGTTTTGAAATCACCTGAGTAGTTGGCGTAGGTATCCCAGTGCGATGTCTATCTCTCTTATTAAAGTATATCCCGATGTCACGACCAACACCTATTGTATCACATTCAGTCCAAGGATGCAAGGCAGTATTGCGAATTCCGTAATAATTTATATCTGGACGATGTAGGAAGTTCGTCGTGTAAGTTCTGAAAAGACGCTGGAGAACACAGTAAGGTCCACAGTTGATAGGAAATTCATTGGTGGTCATCATATGATGCGCCCAGTGTGCGAACCCTCTGTCCATGCAGTACATACCCATGAACAATCCTATATTCGCATAGAGCGTATTATCTGCGTACTCAGCAAGTAGTTTGAATGCTTCGTAACGTTCTTCGATCAACCATGTGTCGTGTTCCATAATCCAGAACTTTTCGTCTGACTGTCCTTGCAGACGCATTAGTTCCCAGTGAGAACACATCCCTGCTTTTTCTGTGGGAGAGTGATCCTCTTTACCGTTACCAGATAATGTGTCTAGAGTCATGAGACTTTTAGACCAGTGATACCTAGACGCATGTTCTTCGAAGTTTTCGGAGGCTGGAGTAATTGCATCGAAGGTTTCAATAGAATCTATGAAACCCTCGTCGATGGCACGTTGGAAGGAATAACGGGAGAGCGAAGCATACTCTTCAGACCGTTCATCGCCCTTCATTACAATCTGTATTGCTTTCATCGTGTAAACGGTTCTCTATAAAACCCATCTAAACTTATGGGTTTATCTGCATACACACAAGCGTATAGGCCTCTTGCATGTGGACTTTTGTTTGGATAACTGCGATGCATAGTGTTTCCGTTAATCACTAATACATCACCTCTTTTCAAAACAGGTGTGGACCATTTCCTGTTATCAATATTCTGTACTTCTAATGACCCGTTCGTTGCTGTTATGTCGTCTAGTATCCATGCAACGTTTATAGTATGAATACCAGAATTTTTATTAGGACCATACTGATTATCATAATGTGCTGGGAACTCTAAACTATCTCTAGGCATTTTCATAACCATTTGATCGTTGAATAAGTATACCACATCACCCAGTATATGTCTAGTCAAATCATACATGATCTCTGAGGTATAAATGTCAAATAGCTCCTCACTGAATTTACCAGCACAGGATATACCTTTCCAGTCCGAATACTTAGGATAGTTCTTGCGGAGTTCAATACCGATCTTCTTGACCTTACTTATAATGTCATCATCTATCAAAGAAGGTAAATGCATCCACCCCTTTGCCTCGTAATGTTCTATATCGTAGTTCAATTGATTTCCTTCGGGTATAAAAAAAGGGAGACCTTAGTCCCCCTTATTTATTTACATAATAGATGCTATGCAAAGTACTACTGTGAAGGTACATGCTAGGTTTATACCCATAAGACCAAATCGTTCTAGGTCTTTTTTAGCCATGTATTCCTTTATCTGTTGCATTAAGATTCTCCTCGTTTAAAAGTTGTGGACTCAATGTTTGAGTCATGTTAATTTCAACCTTACGAGGCCGCTGAGAATCAGGGATTATTACCTCCAGACGGATGGCAAGTAACCCGTTCCTGAAATCAGCTCCCATTACTTCAACATACTCCGACATGCGGAATTGTCTTTCGAACTTCTTCGTTGATATACCCTTGTGGATATACTCTCGATCAGAATCTTTTATCTGCCCTCTAATGGTCAGTGTTCGGTTCTTTACTTCGATTTCGAGTTCGTCTTCCGTGAAACCGGCGACGGCTAACTCGATTAGGTATTGATCCTCTCCCGTCTTTAGAATATTATGCGGGGGGAACGTATCACCAGAGTTGCGTGAGATTCGATCTAATTCATCGATCATGGTATCAAAACCAACGAATGCTGAACGTGGGAACAATTGCTTTGCTGTTAATGTCATGTTGTGACTCCTAATTATATTAGCAAGTTTATTATGGATACCCGACCATTCGGCATATCCGGTACTATATATACAAACTATGAGAATAAAAGTAACAAAAGTGTTACTATTCTAAATTATCTTCGTCATCAATATTAATTATAGGCAACGAAGCATCAACCAACACAACCTTCTCATTTTCAATCATGTTGATTATTTCTAACGTAAGATTTATGTCCATCTGAATATAGGACATTTTTCTCTTGCACATTTCGAGATGCTTACGATAAAATTCTAATTCTTGTTCTTTTTCTACTTTTCTTGCACTTATGTCGGCAAGAGAAATTATATTGTTCTTTTTGCCAGACATACTTCGTCCTTAATAGTACATTGATGGGTCCGGAGTTCCTTCTATTCCAAATGAAAAAGATACACGAGATTCTCTAGGGAATACTTGGTGATGAGTTGAACGAGGTAAGTAAACATACATACCCGGCTCAAAGTCAAACGGTTCATTATCATTTATGCCTTCTACTTTTAGACCGACAGTACTAATAACCTGAACTAAAAAAACATCCATAGCATCTTTGTGCCATGGATAAGAACCACTTGCACGACCAAAACCACTAAACGCAATGTTAGTGATTTTGTTTTCATGCAGCGTGAACACATCCTGTAGTTCTGTATAGATGTTCTTCGCAAACTCTGGTGAACTACCACGAGTATGGAAGTTGTTCAAACCTATACGCATCTTATCTGAATTTCTGTCGTATAGGTCATTTGGATGCGAGTCCATCATTTGCATGAACTCGTTCCAATTATAAGTCTCTTTCATATCAAACGGAAGTTTGCCTACGAACGGAGTCTTGGTGCGAATATTCTCTTCGCGATCTTCAAATATATCATAACAAGTATTTGACATCAGCTATTCCCAATGTTATATTTTGGTTGAAGTGTCCAGTTAGCCTTATCCTTATATGAGATTATCTTTATCTGTCTCATAGGAGCACAGTCACGAGCAACCTCTTTATTGACTATTGCGACTAGTCCCCAATCTTGCAATAGTGTTGCGATCGTATTGCGTCGTTCTATATCAGACACTTCTAGATTTGATTTTTTGCCGTCCAGTAAAAACAATTCTTTGAAATGGACGATGAAGTACCTACCCTGCTTATGCAAGATATGGCACGATTGATATAAGGTGTTGTCTCTACGCGAAGCAACCCCTATACGCGTTAATGTTTCTCTGACTTTTAGGAAGTCATCTGGTTCTGATAGACTGATTTCCAACATCATATCAGAATTCCACTGAACGAGATTATTCTCTTCCACCTTTGGTAACCTTTTGTTTGATAGTTTTTATTTGTGATTCCGTTAAGAGCCCTATGACTTGCTTTGCCTTCTGTTCACTGTAACCAAAATATTCCTTGATACATTCCATGTCAGCCCTTTCATCAGGTTTATCCCATTTAGAGAATCGTTTCTTTTTCCTTACAATATTTATAAGAAAGTCGTACTGCATCTTACCATCTAAATGATGTAATCTATTCATTTCGTTGGACAAAAAAACCGTGTCCGGAAAATATGACAGAGATCTATTAACTAGGAAACCATTGTATTTTTTTACGCACTCCGGATCTCTATCTACCAAGTTAATTTTAGAGGTGTTGATACTATTTAGGAAGTCAAATGGACTCACGCTTTAATCTCCACGTTCGCCATAACTTCGGTCATACATGCGACAAGATTCAGTTCGTGGTCAGCAACAAACGCATTCTTGTATTGGTAATCCGCAAGGATAAGAACCAACTGAGGAATACTGTTTGGTGCGACGTGGTCATACATTTTATCATAAATGCTACGGAAGATTGACGCCGGATCAACGTCTATATTGTTGACTACCCACGTCCTCATCTTCTTGAAGTTCTTGTCACGAATCGCACTGAATAGCTGGGTGTAAGTATCTGAGATATCCGCACTCACGCTATTAGGGACATTGAGCGTTCCAGAGATTGATCCTCTCTGACACTCATTCAGTACGCGTCTCCAATCTGGTGCATGTTTCATGATGACGTTTGCCACCACGTTGTTATCGTACTCCACACCCTCCTCTTGCAAGATTCCTTGGAGACGCTGCATGAACCCACCACATAGCGAGGTCATAGTTTTCTTGTTGAAATTGAAGGCGTACTTTGAACACCTTGAGTGTAACGGTTCAATAATCTTGTTCTCAAAGTTACACGTCATAATGAAACGACAGTTATTCGAGAACTCTTCGATGAACCCACGGAGAGCAGGTTGCGTCGATTGGGGATTTAGGTAATCTGCCTCATCTAGGATGACAACCTTGTAACCACCGGACAAAGACACGGACGATGCGAACTGTTTAATCTTGCCGCGCAAGGTGTCGATGTTACCTTCTTCCGACCCGTTGATGACGATATAGTCTAGGTCTAATTCCTCACAGATGGCACGTGCCACCGTGGTCTTACCAGTACCGGCAGTGCCGGTGAACATCATGTTGAGGATTTCACCACCATCCACAATGTTCTGAAATGTTTGTTTTAGATCATCCGGAAGGATAGTTTCGGAAACTTTCTTCGGACGATACTTTTCAACCCATAAAAACTCATTGCTCATTACAACTCCATAATATAAATTAACTTTCAATAGGGGGATATTATACTACAAAATCCCCCCTCATGTAAACCATCTGTAGACAATTATTTATAATAAATAACGCCCCATTGATCACTATTCAGCGTATCTATGGTTTACTTTGGCGTGACGCATTTCATCTTGTCGAACATATTTTATCATATCAGACAATCTTGCATCGGATAGTAGTCCGTAGTACTCAATCGCAATTTGTGGCGCAGGGATATTCTCAATCACACCAGACTCAATAAGTTCTAGATAAGTGGTATAACTGCGTACTGCCTCATCTTCGAAGTATCCTGTCATACGATGCGCTGTCTTGGGAAACAACATGTATAGCACCAGATAGTAATGCCAGAAGATAAATTGTGCGATGATGATTATTATACGTTCTAGTATAGATGGATGGACCACTTCCATAAAGAACATTAGATGTTTTCTTTCGTTGGTTGCTTCGTCTAGAAGCTCTTGTATCTTATGGCCGTTCCCGCGTTCCAATCGACGAAGGCTCACTAGGTGGGTAAGCATTCCTCCGACCATGCCAGGAACCCCTGCAACTGTTTCTAAAACAAGTGCACGATGACCGTACCGTTGACCGAAGAATGTGTCCGCAAAAAAGCGAAAGAATGCAGTTTGAGATCTGGCTAAAGTGTCAGATATTTTAGTAGTAAATTTCACAGTGCTCTCCAAGAATGGAGCTCGGAACAGGAGTCGAACCTGCGACCTGCTGATTACAAGTCAGCTGCTCTACCAACTGAGCTATCCGAGCATTCGTTTCTTACGTTTTTCTGTAAGTGTACGTACTATGTATATCCGCGTGAAGGCCACGACTGAAATACCCGCTGTAAGTGTTGTGGATAAAACTATAGGATCTGTATTTCCCCACTGGACAATCACCAACCAAGTGAAGAAAATATTTAGTGGATAGTTTATTAAAGTTCCTAAAGAAACGTGTATAAGGGTTTCTCTCGCAACTTCTCTATCGTACCATTTCATAAGGGTCGGCCTTTTGAATCAAATAATTCATTATATAGTGTTTAATCAGTTCGAATCGCATCTCAGGGTAAAGACATAATGATTCAAAAGACCGAAAGGGGGGATTTACTTTTTCTTAGATTTAGAAGTCTCTGCGGCAGCTGCTACTTCTTCTTCAGCAAATGCTTTTGCTACCTTCTCATAAAGAGCCACAACCTGAATTGCTTGGTCGCGTAGCTGTCCAATAGTAGTAAGTTCTTCACCTTTGAAACCACCACGAGTCACGACGGTATCTACAACCGCGACACAGGAACGTGATACGCGGTTAGAAAGGTCGTTTAAGTTTTTTTGATCTTCAGTCATGTTATGCTCCGTAAGTAGATGACTTTTCAAGTGCAATAAAGTATTGCGTGCTAGAATTAATGGATCTGAAGTGTGAGATCAATTTAGTTGAAATAGAAACCTCATAATCTTCACCCAACAACTTCATGTTATTCACACCCATGATGAAGTTGAAATCAGCACCTTCAGGGAATTGACCTTCAACTAACACAGAGAATGAGTTAGACGTAGAATCTTCTGTATCCACAACCGTAACTTCAATAGAGTTTCCGGATGGACGAATCGAGATATTTTCATAACCGAGCGCAGATGATGCACGTTTGATCTTACTTAGGGTTTCATTAGTGAGTAAGAATTTGACTTCACACTCAGGCATGACGATATCTTTCTTAGGTGCAGAGAGCATCTCAGGGTCGGAGTAGAAGTATTTCACCGATGATAAACCACTGCCGTCAGATACGGTACAGAAGCTTTCACCAAAAGTAATTGATGGGCGATCCACCAATGTCAATACTGATAAGAATTCAGAGAGGTCATAAATACCGAACGTATTCGGGAAGCTCTCATCGATCTCAGCACGGGATACAATGTTTTTTGCAATAGACATAGTCTTCAGAACGTTGCCGCCATTGACTACGATGTTTGGATTGATGGTGGAGAAGTTGCGCAGTATCTCGACCGTTCGGTTAGATAGTTCCATTGATTGGTTCCTCAGTTAATATGTTACACATTATATAATATTTTTGACTGTCTGTCAAGTACTTTCTCGCATTCTGCTGAAATTCTTGTCCTTGACAAACGACAGCTTTCGTTCGAAATGGGCATCTTCCAGTTCGGTCTTGTGAGAAATGACAAATACATTAGTATCTTCTTTTAACGTGTCAATAATCTTCATAAGGTTATCAACACCTTCACCGTCCAACGAAGAGTCGAACGTCTCATCAAGTATCAACAAATTAGTCGATACTGAATTTTTCATCTTAGCTATCTGTCGCCAAGTAAATAGTAGAGACAAATCTATACGTTGTTTCTCACCTTCGGAGAAAGAATCGTACGAGAACGTGTCACGATACCGTGACCGGATGGTCTCACTAAAACTATCGTCCAACTCAAAGTGGACAAAGAAATCTAGAATCTGCAAGTATTTGTTGGTCAACTCATTGATGACCGGCACGTACTGTCGAATGATTTTAGTCTTGATTCCAGTGTCTCGTAGTAACTCACTTGCAATGCGGTTATACGATGATTTCTCATTCAGAACAAACTTATCATCTGTCAGTCCGTGTAATTCGGAATCCAGCATTGTTAGATCTGTATTTGCCTGGCCCATATCACCGTCGCTGTTAGTCATATCTTGCAAGTCTTGTTGTATCTTACCGATAGATCGTTGCAGACGACTAATAGTCTGATTGTTATTGTTTAAAGTATTCTGATCTGCAAGACAGCTAGACATCTGTTCCTCTAGGGTCGTTATCTCTGTCTGGTACTGTTTCTGTTGTTCCTCTGCCTTATCCATTGCAGACTTTAGTTCTTTCGCCTTAGAGGTCGCAGCATCCTTCTTATTCTTTCGCAAGTCTTCTGCAATGTCTTGGTCGCACGTAGGACATACCTCATTATCATCAAAGAACTTTGCCTCTTTAACCACAGACTTTACCTGTGACTTAAACTGTGCATAATACTCATCCAACTTACTCTTATTGGCACGAATACTGCATAAGTTATCTGTAATGGTAGGCATCAAATTATTGACAGTCTCAGATAAAGTAACATTCAGTTCATTGAGTTCCGCGATCTCTGACTGGAGCTCTGCGATATCTCCCTCTTTATCTTTACGATGCTGAGTGTTGATTGCAGTTAAATCACGGATGTACTTCTTCTGTGAATTTATCTTAGTTTTGATCATCTCAATAGAATGGTTGTTGCCCTCGAGCTCGCTTTTGAGGAGAGAGATTTTCTCCTTGAGTATCACATTCATTTTGGAAAATATGTTAATATCAAGAAGGTCTTCTATCACGTCACGCCGAGAGGTTGAGTTGA